ACTTCTACATAATCAGTCGTTTCACCGGCATCATCCTCAATGCTGTACTTCCTGATTGCCCCGATAATTTTAGGGTCGATACTGTTATCATAGATGATTTTTAATTGAAGAGGGTCGCAATACTTGAATCGAACCTGACCTGCTTCATCAATGTAAAGCACTTCGCCACCTCTGCCAAATATACCAGCCTGCCGTGCAATCTCGCTGTTCTCGTCCTGTTCATCATTGTAGTTAAATATATCCTGTATCGCTTCTAGTGTTTTCTCGTCACCTGAGTAAACTACCGGATTACCGATAAAATAACCTTGGAATACATCTACAATATAACTGGGGTAGTTGTGTACCAGTTTATTGTTTGGCTTGCCTGCGTCCATTGTACGGCTTAAAATGTCATGCTTACCGTCGTAATAGTCCTTTAACTTTTGCAGGCGTGAGATATCCCACGTTGCAAGTTCTCTTTGTATGCGTTCAATACTTAACATTTATCCTCCTGTAACGCTTGCCTAACAGCAACCATCATTCTATCTAAATTCCTTGCTACCCACTCAACTAGCATTTCGTCACGTTCATAGCCTTTCATACCTGATTCAAACATAAAAGCGTGTACTATTTCGTGCTTAATTGCATTTATCCGATAATCTTTAAGATTTAGCATACTATCAGATTCTTGTTCGTCAATTCCTTTCCTAATATGCAATTCCTTTGCCCACCATTCACAAAAACCATCTGCGTCAAGTTCCTCAAACCGCTTATCTTCTATTTCCAGCAATTTATATTGTTCGCCCAATATATCAACTTTAATCATCTTTCCCCCTATAATCCTAATATACTTTTGTTCATTGTTTTAAGCTTATTTCCCTCTACGTTTTCAGCAACACCCGTTAAGGCATCCGGTGCATCATCGTGTTTGTTCCGCCCTTCCTTTTGGTAGGTGGTAATGGCCTTGTAAAAATCAGGCCACCGGTCACGCCAATTAACAGGAAAGTAAATATGATCCATTACAAAGGTGCTGTTTGACAATATCCTTGCCAGCTTATTCTTTGATTGGTGATATTGCTTAATTGACGGCTTTCTTGTCTGATACGTTGAGTATAGCAGACTTTCTACATTCCTTGCAAATCCTCGACCACCGTTATTGCTTTCAATGATTGCTAACTTTGCGCCGTTCTCATGCAATAATTTCGCCGTTGCTGGCTCTGTGACTTCCATTCCTTCAATCGTGTGTAAAACGTCAAGGATATACGCTTCACCACTGTAAACGCCGTACACGATCGCACAGAGGTAATCTGAACCGGTATCAGCCGTATCAATGTAGGCTCTTACGTCTGTAAACTCTGGTGGTTCGGCATACGTCTTTAAGTTCTTGTATAGTTTACCCTCTAAATCAATAGGTATCTGTTGATAGTTAGCAGATGCAACTTCTAACCCCATCGCCCGTACTTTCATCTCATAGCTTTCTTTTGACAGGATGTCATCACACAACATTGAGCCATCGTCTTGATAGGCCTTTAATGATATGTGCCTAACTTGCTTATGTTCTTGATTAAAATGGTCTAACGCTTTACCAGCTAAGTCATTGCTTGACCACCGTGTCATGATGATAATTACTTTACCGTTTTCTTCCAGCCGTGACAACATTGTATTAGTGAACCAGCTCCAATGCTTTTCTAGTACGTTCTCGTTAAATGCTTCTTCACTATTCTTGATTAAATCATCAATAATCATGAGCGAAGCACCGAACCCTGTGGCCGTTCCTGTTGGTGACGTTGCTAAATAGTTAGAGTATGAACCTTCCAGACTCCATAGGTTCATCGCACCATCGCCCTGCTTAATCTTAACGTCCGGGAACACATCAGAGTAAACTGTTATGTTTTCATCGGCCTTAACTTCCTGTATCGCATTTCTAACACTCTTACTGAATGTAGTGGATAGCGTTTCGTTGTATGAACCAGTCATCACTTTTTCATGTACGTTTTGACCAAATACCCACTGTGTAAGCATTACCGCACTTCTACTCTTGCCGTGTCTCGGCGGTACGTTGATAATCAGCACATCGTCACTTGAAAAATAAAAGTCCTGCATTTGTTCGCAAATATCTTTTAAAAACTTGCGATCCTCTTTATAAAAATCAGGTGCTAAAAGATTACAATAATAAAAAAAGTCCTTACGTGCTAACTCAAGTTCAAGGTCACGCCGTAACATTATTCCTTACCCAATAACTCTTTTATTTCTTTTACGCTTAAGTGCGATACGTCGTGACGATTGTTAACGGTTGTTTCGCCGCTGTGTTCGACTTCCTGCTTATCTGTATAACCATAATTTTTAAGCAGGAACACAATCCCGCCATTGCCTTTTTCTATTGCCAGTTCTTCATAGTTCATAATGACAAAGTTACGGAACTCTTTTATAATGTTGAAAAACTCATCCTTTTCAGAGTAATTATAAATGGTTCCCCTGTCAATTCCTGTGTAGTAAGCAAGACCAGCAATTGTTGGTGGTTTTCCTGTTTCGAGCAAATACTGTTTATAAGCGTCAAGCTTCTCTTGTAATTCTTCTTTGTTTTTGAATAGTGGCGGCCTTCCGCCTGCGTGTTTTTCTTTCATGTACTCAACTCCTTTCTACCAACTGTACAGCCCACCGCTTATGTAGCGGTTAAATGATGCCGATACCCTGTTGATACTACATTTTTCTAAATCTTGTTTCTTTATCCCGGTACCGTATTTTCTAAAATAATCTTTAAAGCACTCTTTTAAATCGTCAATATCCATTTCTTCCATTTCTGCTACGTTTGGTATCTTGTTTATCTTGCGGTGTTTGTAACCGAAATAAGATTCAAAGCAATCCGTAAAAACATCAAAAACCCACGAATCCGCATTTTCGGCGTTGCTTATTAATAGAGTATTACTTTGTACAGTATCACTGGGTAGGCTTTTATTAAGTATACTGATTTCCGGTGTACGGTTCGACCGACTACGGTATTTCAGTACACGGTGATTTTCTGGCTCATCTACTAACTCATATTCATAACAAAACGCTCCATTGTATCGGGATTCGGTTACAATTAAGTAACCGTTATCCTTCAACTCGTTCCACGCCTTATTAAACGAATCACGCCCCTCTGTTGATTGGTTTGTTAACATCTTCTTATAAAGCGTAAATCCTTCAATGGTTATATAACTTTGTATGAGTGTGTACAATCCTTTGGCTCTTAAACTTAAATTTTTATCTCTGATAGCTATATTGCTTACTTGTGAGAATTTAACTTTTTTCTGTTTAAATTTGCCATTTTTACTCATGTGTTTCTCCTGTTATGCCGTGTATTTTGCGGTGGCAATCTCCACAAACAAGAATGACATCATTAAATGTTTCACGGCCTATATTATTATAATTGTTATGGTGTACACTCAATTTTTCAGTGCTACAACAAACAACACATTTGTTGCTGTAAAATTTATGGACTTCTTTTTTAAAGTGTTCCCAGTGCTCTGTATATAAATACTCGCTGATATAGTCCATTTTCTTATAAGAATTGATTAAATCATTATATGCTTTTTCGTGTTCTGTTTTCTCTTTTTTAATTTCTGGTTTTTCAATTTTCAAAACTTCTTTTGGCTTTTCTTTTGTCGCAGACTTTTCTTTGTAGTTTAAATAACCTTCCCATAAACTACCGCCATCATCAAATTTAATAAGTGTTTGGCTTGTGTAAAAAGACATCGGCACATATTTATAATTGAAAAAATAATCCTCATCAAAATATATAATGCAATATCTGTCAACTAGAGCATTTATTTCTTCAACTGTGTATACGCTCAATGATTTTCTTGCTGATTGCTGAAATCCCTTTGATGTTTTTATCTCGGATATTCCTTTAGTATTCCAGTAATCTTTTAATCGTTCTATCTGTTCCGCTTTGCTCTCGCAAACTTCATATTCTTTTCTAACTTCAATTAACTTGTCTTTCGTTATCATGTTATTTCTCCCGTATAAATTTATTTAATGCCGTGGTAATCTCTAATCATACGGGTTTCGAGAAATAGCTGGCCTGCTACTGTCCCACGGCTTATACTCTATTATACCACATCCACCCGAGTAAATAAACAACGCACAAAAAGAACGCCGGTTTAATGGCGTTCTGGCTGTTAACTCTCTGTTACTATTCTTTCAATACCTGCGTTATCAATCATCCGCCTGCAAATCATACATGGCACTGCATCAATCCGCTTTCCATTTTCTTCACCGTACAGGTAAATCGTTGCCCCTAGTGTCTTTTCACGGCCTGCATTAATAATGGCGTTCTGTTCTGCGTGTACGGCTTCACATAACTCGTAACGTTCACCGCTTGGTATCTGCATTTCTTCACGCCTACACTTTCCGGTGTCACAACAATTAATTGCACCTCTTGCACTTCCGTTATATCCAGTACTTACAATCACGTCATTATTGACGATAACAGCACCATATTGACGGCGTATACAGGTAGAACGTTTACTAACCGCTTTTGCTATTCCTACATAGTATTCGTGTTTTGATATTCTCAATTACTTGTTCCTATTCTTAAACTCAATCTTAGCCTGCTTTTCCGCTTCTTTCGCTGCTTTCCGTCTTGCTCGTTCTGCCTGCATCCGTTTAGTATCGGCTTCAAGCCATGCTGTTTTTTCGTCCATCTTCTTATTCCACTGAGCAATTTTACCTTGTTTCTCGTATTCGTCTTGTGTGCTTTCAATATCGGCCATATCTTTTGCGATTTCTTCAGGCGTGATATACGGCTGTTGTCCCAGTTTCTTCTTCTCAATCCGGCCTTTAATTAAAACGAC